ATCATCGTGCGGCAGATGGTCGAGGATATGTGGCAGACCAAGCTCGAGCCGATGCTGCACGCGCACGCCGACATTCAGGGGCAGCTGACGCAAAGGATGGCCCCGCCGCAGCCGCAGAATGGCAATGGCGGGGCTGGGAGCGGCGCTGGGGCGCCTGACGGCAACGGGGGTGGCAACGGAGCGGCAGCGCCTCAGCTGCCGCCAGCGGTGCCTCCAGGGCCAACCGCAGGGGCAGGGCAGACGCCGCCGCCGATGCAATGAGCGACGACGACATTCCCGCCAGCCTGGCCGAGGCGATGGCCGAAATCCGCCGCCTGCGCGATCGCAATGACCTCTTAGAGTTGAATGTGGAAACGCTTCGGAAATTCCCAGCCGAGCTTCAGGAGCGCCTCGAAATCATGCAGGCGAACGCCGTGGCAACGGCCAGAGAGACAGCGCAGCATGTCAGCCGCCTTCAGGCGCGCATCACAGAGCTGGAGGCCGCCGCGGCCGTCCTCACCGGCACCATGACCGCGTCGCAGACCAAGAACACCGCGCCGCCTACCGTCTACACGTTCAACGTGCCGCCATCGGCACCACCACACAATGAGCGCCCACCCATAGGCAACGACGATGAGTGAGACCACCGAAACCGAAGCCACACCGGCCGTCGAGCCGACGCCCACTCCCTCGCCAGAGTCCCCGCCGACCGAAACCGCCGAGCAGACGCCGGAGGAGCAGCGCGACAAGGAAGATCGCCGCATCGCGCAGCTCCGGGCACGGCTGGGCGCCGCAGAGCGTGAGCGCGAGGCCCAGCGCGCGGAACTGGAGTTCTACCGCCGCCAGGTAGCCGCGCAGGCCCCGGCCGACGAAACGCCAGAGCAGCGCGCCATGCGCGAGCGAGCGGCAATCCGTGCCGAGGTCGAGGCGCAGATCCGTACTGAGACGTTCCATCAGCAGGGCGCAGCGGCCTATGGCGACTGGAAGCAGAAGTGCGACGACTTGGTGGCGATGGGCGCAGATCCTGGCTTCGCCCAGCTGCTGGTGGAAATGCCCGACGGCGTGAAGGTGGCGGCGGCGCTGGCCGGCGATCCTTCTGAGGTGCAGCGCATCGCCAACCTGCGCAGCGAGCGGGCGCGGGCCGTGGCGCTCGGCAAGTACGCCGCGACGATCGAAGGCGACACACCGTCGCGCCCGGCAACCGCCGCGCCTGTGACCCGCGCCCCGGCGCCGATCCGCCCGGTGACCGGACGCGCCGCGCCGACCTTCAATGAATACTCGGCCGACGCCCAAACGCTGGTCGACCGCTACATGAAGGAAAACCTCGAACGGCAGGTGAGGCGCTGATGCCACGGACCGCAACGAACGGACAGACGACGGACAGCATGGCCAAGGCGCGCGCTGCGAAGGCTGCGAAGAAGGCTGCCAAAGCCGCTGCGAGACAGTCCGAGCCGAAGGCCGCCGAAGCAACACCGCCGCCGCGCATAAGGTTGCCGCTGCAGTATTCAACGGAAAGGGTCGTGTCCGGAGTTCTGGATGTCCAGATCAACACCGACCCGGATATGCAGAATGTCACCCTCATCGTCAAAGGCCCGGCGCCGAAGATGCGCGCGCTGGTGCGCTTTGCCATCGAACAGTCGGTCCCGTTCCTGAATGACGCATGAGCGAGCAGGTGAGACGCTGATGGCCAAATCAACCGCCGGCATCGGCCCCAAGGGCGAACGCAAGCTGGCTCGCACCATGCACGAATACGGCAAGGGCGCGCTGCACTCCGGGTCGAAGAAAGGGCCGGTCGTCACCTCGCAGCCCCAGGCGGTCGCCATAGCGCTGTCGCAGGCCCGCAAGGCCTCGCATGCGAGAAAGAAATGATCACGTGGCTAAAGCGGCTATGGCGGTCCCTCTGGAAGCAGCCAGCGACGCGGGCGCATGACCCTGAGGTGGCGCGTCTGGTCATCGAGCACCAGAAGCTGAACTTCATCGCGTCCATAACGCGCGAGTTCGAGGCGAAGAACGATGCCAGCCTCTGACCCCACACCAGGCGTTCCGACGCCCACGGGCACGCTGCAGGGCGTGGCGGCCTTTGCCTGGGATGGCACCACCTGGCAGCCGACTGCCGGCGCCGGGCCCGACGTGGCGACGCCCACGGGCGTGCTGCGCGGCGTCGCGCCATTCACCTGGGACGGCGCTGCCTGGCAGCCAGCGGGCCGCGCTCAGCCGGGCGTTGCCGCGCCAGGGGGCGTGCTCGACGGCGTCGCGGTGTACACGTGGTCAGGGGCAGCCTGGACGCCGGCCGGCGGCCAGCCCACGCCTTCGACGCCAAGCGGCGCACTTCGGGGTGTCGCCGCCTTCAACTGGGATGGGACGGCATGGCAGCCGGCCGGCCGGGCCGGTCCCAGTGTGGCGACGCCCTATGGCGTGCTCGACGGCGTGGCCATGTTCAACTGGACAGGGACCGCCTGGACACCGGGGCCATCGCTCGCGCTCAACTTCATGACGCCCGGCTCGCTCGATCCGCGCATTACGTTCACCCGCGCCAGCACGGCGACCTACTTCGATGTCACCGGCACCATGCAAACGGCTGCAACCAATACGCCACGATGGGACTATAACCCAGTGACGCATGTGCTGCGTGGGCTGCTGCTCGAGGAGGCGCGGACCAACGCAGCTGTGCAGACACAAGATTTTACCAATGCCGCCTGGACGAAAGTCGCGTGCGCCATCACACGCCCAGGGACAAACGCTCCCGATGGAACAAGCCTTAATCTGGTAACGGAGGATACCTCCAGTTCCGCGCACGCGTTCTATGGAGGCTCAATAAGTTACACTGCCGTAAGATGGACTGCGAGCGTCTTCGTTCGCGCGGGAACGCAGCGATATATCTCGCTGCGCGGTGAAGACCTAGGGGGTGGCAATTGGCCCTGGATTACATTTGATACCCAGACGCAGGCCATCAACGCCAATGCCAGCGTTTCGGCATCTGGCTTCGCTGCACTGCCAGGCGGCACCTATCGGATATGGCTGTCTTGGACTGCCACAGCAGTCCTCGGCAACATTGTCGTCGCGGGCAGCAACGTAGCAACCGCGCCACCAATCGGCTCGTCGCTTGGCACATCTTACGTTGGCACATCGCAGACGTGGTATGCTTGGGGCGCGCAGGCTGAGATCGGCGCATTCCCGACATCCTACATCCCTACGGCTGCAGCAGCGGCAACACGCGCGGCCGATAATTGCCAGATCCCGCCCGCCAATATGGGATGGTTCGTAGCTCCCGGCGGTTCATGGCAAGCCGAGTTTATCAGTATCGATCCGGCGCCAAATAACGATCGGGTTGTCTGTCTTCCGTCAGCAAGCAATCGCGCGCAGATGTTAATCAATGCAGCAAATCAGGCTGTCCAGTATGACGCCGTGGGATCTTTTGGGACAACCAATGCGCTGACTACAGGCGTGGTGGCAAAGGCAGCAAGCACATGGGCATCGACTCTAGCTCGTGTGTGCCTGAACGCCGGTAGCATTGCTACATCGACTGCGCTAACGACCGGATACCCTGATAATGCCGCGTGGGGCACTGGGTTCATGCAGTATGGAGTGGCTGGTCAGGGTCTGAACGGCTACATGCGAGCGATGCGCTACTGGCCCCGCATCCTGTCCGATGCCGAGATGCAGGCGGTGACCACATGAGCGGCTACTCAGAAAGCATCTCGCGCCAAGAAATGACGTGCTAAAACACTGACGCCGGACAGGAATGGGCCCGCCCGGCGCTAGTGGAGGTCACCAGCATGGTTGCACATGCATGGCTTCCGCTGCGGATTGTGATGATCTTCGGCCTTCGGGTCAAGATCATCATCAGGAAGTAGCGGAAGCGGCGCAGTTCGGGAAACCGGGCTGCGCCACCTCCCGGCAGCGGATCGGTCAACACCGCGCATCGTGCCTGACAGGGCAGCGGAGCCTGTAACCACCGCGTGGCGTGCCTGAACCGTCTGTCAGCGCGGCTTCCCTCTCATTGCGACAACGGCTTGAACCGGCGCCTGCACCACGCGGGCGCCTTCCCTCATTCCGTTGCCATGGGAGGCCATTGTGCCCGCATCAAACACGCTCCTCACCATCAACATGATCACAGCGAAGGCGCTGGCGATCCTCCACCAGAAATGCAACTTCGTTGGGGCTGTGAACCGTCAATATGATGATTCATTCGCCAACGCCGGCGCCAAGATCGGCAGCACACTCCGCATCCGCCTGCCAGTGCAATACACCGTCAGCACCACCCCGGCACTCTCGCTGCAGAACACCGTGGAGACCTTCGTCTCCCTGCCGATCACCAACCAGTATCACGTTGACTTCAGCTTCGCCTCCTCCGAACTCACGCTGACCATCGACGACTTCTCGGCCCGCTATATCGAGCCGGCGATCGCCGTGCTGGCAGCGCAGATCGAGGCGACGTTCATCGGCATGTGCTGGCCGGCGGTTTGGAACCAGGTCGGCACCGCGGGTGCGGCGCAGACCTTCAAGACCGTGCTGCAGTCCCGCAAGCTGCTGCTCGACAACCTGACACCGCAGTCCCAGCAGTGGCAGCTGCGCATCAATACGCAGGATAACGTGGACATGGTGGACAGCCTCAAGGGCCTGTTTCAGCAGTCCACGCAGATCGCGCGGCAGTACACCGACGGCCTGATGGGCATCTCCGCCGGCTTCGAGTGGGCCGAGAGCACACACTTCACCACCCAGACCCGCGGCGCGGAGAGCGGCGCCTACACGACGAATATCGTCCTCAACCAGAACACCGGCAACTCGCTCGTTGTGGCCACCGGTACCGGGGCAGGTAACGTCGGCGACGTGTTCACCATCGCTGGTGTCTACCGGTGCCATCCCGAGACCAAGATCAGCTCGGGCGTGCTGCAGCAGTTCGTGCTGACAGCAGGCTACGCGGGCGGCGGCGGCACCATGAGCATCGCGCCGGCTCTCAATGCCCTGGTCGGCAGCCCGCAGCAGAACGTCTCCATTCCCATCGCGAACGCGACCGCGGCGATCACGTTCATGAACACCGCCAGCACACCAACCGGGCTCAGCATGGCCTTCCACCCCGACGCTTTTACATTCGCCACAGCAGATCTTGTCATGCCAGGTGGTGTCGACATGGCTAGCCGTGTTGTGAAGGACGGCATCTCAATGCGGGCAGTGCGGCAATACAGCATATCCGACGACACTTTCCCCATAAGAATCGACGTTTTGTGGGGCGGCGTCGCGATGCGGCCACAACTCGCGTGCCGCTTGTGCGCCAATTAGTTTGCTGTTTGCTACGAGAGTAACTGTCATGCTCCTTCCTTGAACAGGAGGGGGCATGACGTAAGGAGAACCCCATGCCAACAGCTGTCTCTTATCCCTCCGGTCGCGCCGTCAACTTCAACGTCGGTACCGGGATGCATGACATCTCGCTGATGGCCAGCGGCAACGGCTGGTCGGCGGCTAGCATCACCGCCCACGCCGGTGGCACGCAGGCGGCCGCCACGCCAATTCGTAGTGCCTGCACGCTGATCGCCGTCTGCGCCACCACCGCCGATAGCGTGCAACTGCCGCCGGCGATGGGCGGGCAGGTGTTGTGGATCACCAATGCCGGGGCAGCGGCGGCGCAGATCTTTGCGGCGCCAGGAGCTGATACGATCAACGGCATCGCAAATGCCACAGGCGTCAGCTTGGCGGCGGGCAAGTCCGACACCCTGTTTTCACCGCTGGCAGGCGCCTGGTTCACCATCCTGTCGGCCTGATCGGCTTGCTGCCGGGAACTCCGTTTCCCTTCCACGGGGCAGTAACCGCGCGTGTGAGCCCGAGCGCGCACCACCCGGCAGCCTCGGGCTACTTCTTTCCTGACGTGAGATAGCCATGATTTCCACAACCGGCGACCTGATCGCGTTCACGCTGCGCGCCGGCGGTATCCTCGGCGTGGGTCAGACCGCGTCGGCCGAGGACGCCAATACCGGCCTGGACTTCCTCCGTATGCTGATCGCGCAGTGGCAGCGCAAGCGCTGGCTGATCTGGAACCTGCCGGAGGTGTCGAAGGTCTCGACCGGCGCCACGTCCTACAGCATTGGTCCCGGCGCTGACTTCGATACCGCGCGCCCTGACAAGATCCATGCCGCGTGGTGCCGCCTGCAACCGTTCGGCGGCCCAAACCCGGTCGATCTGCCGCTTACGATCATCGAGGCGAAAGAGGATTGGGCGCAGATCACCATCAAGGATCTCAAGTCGCTGCCATCCGGCGTGTTCTACGACAGCGCGTTCCCAGTGGGGCAGGTGTACTTCTGGCCGGTGCCGCCTGACAGCACCTACGAGATGCACTTGGTTCTGAAGGCTCAGCTGCCGGTCTACACGACGCTCGTGGACCCGCTAGCGCTGCCGGACGAGTACTTGGAAGCCCTGGTGTGGTCGCTCGCGGTGCGGCTGCAGATGGCCTACGGGCTGCCTGCGCGGGCCGAGCATGTCGCGGCCATGAAGCAGGCGATCAACGTCATCGAAATGGCGAACAGTCAGATCGGTCAGCTCGGGCTGCCAGCGTTCCTGAGCGGGCGGCGTGGTGGCGATGTGAGCAGCTGGGCTGGGCGCGGACTGGACCGAGCCTGGGTCACTGGAGGCGATAGCGTGCTGTCATGAACGACATTACACCTCAGTACCCGTGGAGCGATGGCGACAAGTTGTTCGCCTCTGCGCTCAACGCGGCGATCGCGAACTCGGCTGCCTATGGCCCGTTCCTGCCACTCAGCGGCGGTACCGTGTCCAATCCGAGCATCAACGCGCCCGGCATACTTTTCACGCCCATAGGAATGTATGCGGCCGCGCCGCCGGCTCCGACTGCATGGCGCGGCAACATCGAGTCCTATGTAAACGTCGGAACGTCGGGCGGCCACTTTTCCGATGCCACGACGAATGCCATCTTTGGCAATCTGACGGTCTATGGCGCGCCCAATAATAACTGCTGGGGGATCACATCCACTGTTACCTATCAGGGTACCGGAGGGACGGGCCAACATACGGCCCTGACAGGCTATGCCAATCGGAACACCGCAGTAGCACAACCAACAACCACGGTAGCCGCAACGCTGGGCGCACCATCGAATGTTGTGCAGGTTGCGGATGTAACCAATCTGCAAGTGCCGTACCCGATGCCGGTCACCATCAACGGCAATGGATATATGCAGACCGCGGTGTCGGGCGCGTCGGGGCCTGGCACAATTACGCTCAGCACACTGGTCAGTGTCGCTGATGGCACGGCAGGCCGCGCCGTGCAGGGCAACAACAATC